ATCTTTCTTTAATGGTCCTTTTGCTTTTGACATTCTTGCACAAAAAGATTTCCTTCTTGATTTTTGTCTAGGCGAAAGACCTGTCTTTTTTGTAACAGGGGCTTGCAAGTTTCCACCTGTTGCTCGGTTATATTTCCTACGACCAGAAGCAGTCAGACCCCCTGTCGGGTCTTTGTCCTTCTTTGTAAGAGATACTCCCTTAGACATAAAAGATGTAAGCTATTTAAAATATAGCATTATTACGCAATCTTTAAACTGCTTCTAGTATTTTTCTTTCTTCTATGTTGATAACTGATTTTTTTTGAACTGGTCTTAGCTGCTTTAAACCTTGCCTTCTCTTTACTACTCATTTCTCCTGTAGTTTTTGGAGTCTTACTACTAACTCTTTTAGAAGGTCTGCAAGCAGGGTAAGGTCTGCCTTTCTCACCCTTTCCTCTACCACAGTCTTTACCTGTTTTTACATCAACCCACTTTTCATCAAACCATCTTTTAAGACTCATTTGCCTATTTGTTTCTGTGCTTTGTTATGAGCAGATTTAAATGATGTACCTTCACGCATAAGCTTCTTCATCATGTCCATGTGTTTTTTAGAATGATGCTCTGAATGTTTCTTCAGAGTTCTCATCTGACTAAGACTTAGCTTTGCCATTTTTCTTTTTCTTAGAACGTAAGATCATAAGATCTTCTCTAGTGATTTTACCATCACCAGTTTTGTCTAATTGTTTTTGTTTTTTAGATAAGGGCATAATTAAGTTTTACGATAACCTCCACCACGTTTCTTATAAGTTCTTACAAGCCACGCATTAGCATAAGCAGAAGGATAAACTCTAAACTTCTTCTTTGCTTCTGATTTTACCCTTGAATAAAGTGAAGGGTTTGTAGGTGTGTTAGCCATTACCTGCTTTAAAAACGTCAGAACCTTCGTAACGTGCATAGACGCTTTGTGTATATGCTACGTCTTTTCCGTAACGCGGATCATCAACAGCAGCTTGTACTTCTGCTGAAGATTGGAAAGGTGTTGGTCCATTTGCAGCAGGTCTGCCTGTTACTAAATCTGGTTCTACTCCCATAGCATTTTGATAGCGTGAATACAGACCTTCAACTGCTAATTGAATAACAGGTGCGTCTGCTGTTTCTGTAATCTTATCAAAAGCTTTTACTTCTTGCTCAGATAAATTTTCTTGACACCAGTTTGCCATCTGTTCATAAGATTCATCTCCACCTACAGAGTCTTTAATATTTTGTATCTGTTGTGTAGGTATCTCATCTCCCTCTGCTACACCTCTCAAACCATCAAGGTAGGTATCGACTACTTGTTTTGAAAAACCAGCTTCACCTAATTTTGAATAGTCATCTTCGCTAATATCTCCTGTGTCAGTAAATCTTTTAGTGATGTCTTGTGCATCAATACCAACTTCTTCTAATACAGAAGCAAGACCATCTCCATAGTATTCTTCTGGATTAAATTCATCTGTACTTTCTTCTTGTGTTTCTTCTGTAGCTTGATCTTCTTCTGTTACTGTACCAAGCTTACCTTCTAGTTCTTTGTAACTAGCAGCTAAATCTTCTACTGATTTAAACTTACCAAGTATTAGACCATTCTCATCAGTTTCATTTTTAGCTAAAGTTTGTAGGTCTTCCGTAGAAACAGGTGGTGTCTCTGACACATTTAGTTGTGATGATGTCATAGTGGTTTTTTATTTAACTATAGTGAATTGTACTGCCATGTCTAGTAGTAACGTCACCAGACTTTTCTGGTACAGGGTTTTCTTCGTTAACTCCTAGTTCGCTAACGACAGCTTTAGCAGAGACAAACTTTCCGTCTTCATCTCTTTTTCTAGACTTCTTGGTTGGCATCTTGAGGTTCCTCCGTTTGTAGTTGTTGTGCCTGTGCATTATTTTTAGGATCAAGTAATGGAGATCCTAAAGCTGCTGGTCCAAGACTTTGAATAAGCTGTTGCTGTTGCAAGGCTTGTTGTTCAGCTTGGATTTCTTCTTGTGTTTTTACTAGGTTAGCAGTATCTATACCGATACTGGTAGCTAGTCTTTTTACTGCTTCATCCACATTGACGTATTGTCTCATTACATCTGGTCCTAAAGCTTGAGCCACAGTTGTTATAAATTCAATCAATTTGTTTCTATCATTACCCCTACCAAGACCTTGTAAACCTGTAACTATCTTTGGCTTGACTAGCTTATCTGGTAGCTTTGGTACTTTGCCTGACCTTACCAACATATGCATACGTCTTTTCAGATAAGGTAGTTGAAACTCTTGAGTCAAGATACTGTAGATACCACCAAGACCATTCTCTAATTCTCTAGCCATGAGATTTATCTCTGCTGCTGTCACTCTTTCTGCGTCACGTTGTACTGATCTTGCCATCAAGAAAGCCATTTCAAGCCTTTGTTCTATTCTTTGTATGGCAGAAAAAGATACATTGAAATCTGCTCCTTTACCTACTTGCATCACAGAAATATCTGAAGCACTACCTTCTCGTATAGCTCCATTCGGTGCTTTAGCTAAAGTCGCTGCCCTTGTTGTGCCATTCGGATTTACCAGAAATAAAACTTTTGCACTAGCAGCAGCCCCTTCGATTATTGCTTGCATCAAAGACTCTAATGTAATCAAGTCTCCTCTATATTCTTCTACATAACCACGACCATAATCTTCACCATCAATCCGAATGAACCTGAGAGGAATCCAAGGTGATACATCTACCTTTGATCTACCATCTGTGTTTGGTATCTTTTCTCCTTTACATTCTTGATACCACATCACATCATCATTCATACGTTTGATGTGTGTATATATATCAAGATCATCTTTCATTTCCTGTGCATCATAGTTATCTTTCTTTTTAATCTGTTCTAAGAAAGCAGCAGGTAAAGCTTGTGGGTGTATAGATTCTTTAGTTAATATCTCTAATACATTACCTACTTCATCACGCTTACAAACAAACTTAGATAGTGGATATACTTTCAATCCTTTATCTGTCAGGTAGAGAAGAACATTACCTGATACAACTAAATGCTTGAGTGCTTCAAACATTGCAACTCTATCGTTAGAAGTATCTATTACATTTTGTAAAGCATTTTCTATAACACGAAGACCTTTATCTATTTCACTTTCAAAACCTTCTTGCCCTTCTTTTCTAAGTTCAAGACTATCAATAGTCATCTTAAAAAATGTTTGGTCAGCAGGTAGAAGAGTCATTAATAGCTTATTTGATAAGCTGTTAACTCCTCTGGCTCCCACCGCTTGAAAAGGAGTTTTGATTTTACTTCTAGTACCAGTAGTTGACTCAGGTATAAGGCTAGGAATAGTAAGTTTAGAAGACTCTTTTGCTTCACGATCAAAGGTAGATCTTAAACCTACCATTGATTCATACCTACCTGCTGCTGTAGTGCCTTGTGCTGAGTATTCCATTTAGTAAAGTAAATCTCCTTTGCCTGTATTTGGGTTTCTTGATATACGTAAAGATCTAGTACCAGCCCTTCTACCCATTCTTGAAGACTGTCTTCTTCTACGAGAAGGTGCAGCAGTAGATGTAGTCTGCTGTCCAGAAACAGTAGTACCAGCAGAAGTCCTACCGATAGTTCTCATCTTTGGTGCAGGTTCCTGTGGTGCAGGGGGTGGACTTGGTTTTGGGGGTGGAGTAGGTGCAGGTGGATCTACCCTTGGTGGTGCAGGTGGGGGTGGCGGAGGAGTTGGTCTTGGTGGTGCAGGTGGTTGAGGTCTAGGCTTGGGTCTTCTTGGAGGACACATGATAATTAAATGTTAAGGTCTTCAGTTGTGTTTCTTTTTTTTGTTAAAGGTATTCGCAAAGAACGTGTACCTAAACGTCTAGCTCTTTGTTGTCGTTGTCCTGTTCTCTTTCTACCTGTCTCTCCTGTAGTCTGCTGTCCTGTAACACTAGCTGGTGCAGGTCTGCTTGGTGCAGGTCTAGTTCTATTGCTTCCTACCACAACCCTTTCAGCAGTAGGCTCTGGCTTTGGCGGTGTCGGCCTTGGCTCTGGCAAAGGTGGCGGTGATGGTCTGCTTCCGAAACACATAGTTAAACTCTCCCTCCGACTCGGCTAGATTTCTTTTTAGCTATTCTAGCCTTTGCCATTTTTTGTGCTTTAGTTGGTCCTAGTTTTCCTCTAAGTCTAGCACTTCTTTCACTTTTTTCTTTTGCACCAAGACCACCTCCGCTTCTTGATAGTTTCGCTTCAACTGCTGCAAGGTTAGGGTCAACATAAGTTCCTTCTTTCTTTTGTCTATTGATCTTTAATTCTTCTGTTGCTTTCTTTGTATCTTTTGGATTATCTACACCTGTCTGACTACCTGTTACTACAGGAGGGGAGTCATCAAACTCAGGTCTTTGAGGTTGAGGATAACTAGGACTACCACCAACACACATAGTTATTTCTCCAAAACTCTTTCAGTTAACATGGTCTCTTTCTGTCTTAGTTGTTGTTCTATAAGATAATCAACAACATACCTCTGCCCTGCACGATACCATATCTCTCGATCAGAAAGTGAAAGTTCTGGGTGTCTGTTAGGAAACACACTATCTAAACTGTTTATAAGTTCGTCAGTAATTACTGGTAAATTCACAGAGATTTAAGTGTTATATCTATATTATATGTTATCCTGATGATAGCAAGGAGTGGTTACCTTGTTGCACAGAAAAATGAAAAAGACTCTAGGTGAGTGGTTCCATCTAGGGTTTTTTTTATGGCTGCCAAAGTTTTACTTCACCTGTGCTGTAGTTATAATCTCCCTCTCGTAGTATTCTTGTGAGTCTTGCATTGAGAATAGCATCAG